CCTATTGTTAAACATGTTTCTCATCATTAGTGACCAGTGATTGGAGTTGATGGACTTTGAGTTTCCATCAACCCATTGTTTTCTTGCTATTTCTACCCACCACTCCTCTGAAAGTTTCTTCGCATTGTTGACGGCTTTCAGATATTCTGGTGAACGTTCCATTAGACGTTGGTGAGTATTCCAAGAAATGTCCATGTAATTAACGATTGAAACCTCGGCTTTACCTTGTCTTCCAATATCCAAAATATCCTCGTACCACGTCTCTGGTATCCTTCCTCGTTGAACCAGTAGTTCTATGGTGAATGGTTTTTTACCTCTTGTATTTCCTTCCATATAAATCTATTCCTGATAGTATTTGGTTTATGGCATCTTGTAGACCTGGTGTCCCTGATGCCTTTGGATACAATAGTGAATAGGTATTCATTATTTCAATCTTATCCAAGTCGTTATATTCATCAATCGTTTTCACGTTGATGATGGTATCTCTAACTTGAATTGCTTGTTCTATATAATCCTTGTTATTTAAGTTGTTGAGAGTTCCCCCTCCTCGTTTACAATTACACCCTGCCATCTTTAATTACTTCTATTATTGCTTCTTTTATTTTTGTGAATGCTTCTGCTTGTTCATATTTCTCTTGGAATACATACCCTTCGATTAGTGAGTTAATATGTTCTAAAATGGCTATGGTATCCATCCCCATATCATAACACGCACTGATATACGACTCTGACAATTCTGACAGTAGGTCATCTTTCTCTTCATCCGTTTTGGTGAAGTAATCAGTAAAGTATGTATTCAGGTCCATAATCATAAATATAAAATGATTTCATTTATTTGTAATCAAAAAAAACCCCTGTTTTATCAGGGGATAAAACCCATTGGGAGCAGTAATGGATTTTTAATGAGTAATCAAAAAAAGAGAGGGGGAAAAGTAATTAAAAAAAATAAATCTGAAAATAGCGTAGAATAGCAATAAACCCCCTCTCTTAAATTAAATATATTAATTAAAATGATAGTTGGAAATAATATTGTATTCAATTATCTCCTCTAATGTTTCTTTTTCTTCATTGGTTAATTCATTTTCAAATATTTCTTGAAAAAATATTTGAAAATTATCAGTATCCCATTGTTTCATTTTTCTTTGGGTATGTTCCATATCATACCTGTTAAACCATCTTATTATTCTATTTGTCATAATGTGAATGCTTCGTTAATTGGTGTTTTTATTTTCATCTCACTTGGATTCCATGTTGCGTCGTATGAGCCATCTTTATTTCCAAATCTATTTTTTAATATTTTCAAATCGGCAGTATTTCTTGATTCTTGTTCAGGTGTTCTTGTTAAAGCAATAACCATACTGGCTTTTTGTAATTTACTGATTGAACCTGCTGCGTTAGATAGGTCTAATTCTTTATTTATACCACTACGATTGGATTGTACCGCACTCCATATTGCTATATTGTATTTTTGTGATAGATGTTCCAATTCGTTGATAATACCGATATCCCCTTGCCAATGTTCTTTCGTTTGAACATTACTGATAATACAGTCCACATAATCGATAACTACTACATCAGGAATAAAGTCCTGATTTATCTGGTCTTTGATTAGTTCTTCAATATCTTTGGTTGTAGTCATATTTGAAGCCATTTTAATAATTTTAAGGTTTGCTGTGGTCTTTCCCTTTTTTAATTGCTCTTCCGTTGGGTTATCTAATTTCTTTCTGTGATTAATAATATAATTGTCTATATTCCCCTCAAATACCAAATGTAATGTCTTGTATCCACCTAACATAAAATTGTTTGCTATATAGGTTAAGAATACTGATTTACCTACACCAGTCGATGCCATTAACAATCCGATTTCACCTTTGGATATTCCGTATTTATCAATTAGTTCCAATTTCGTTGGAATTGTCTTTCTGTCCTGATTTTCGATTTCATCCCAAATATATTTCATTTCCCATTTCTTATTTTTCTGCTCAATTTCAGCAATTTCATCTACAGTTTTTTTAATACTGTTTTCATCCATTTTATCAGGATTCAATTTCAAAGAGGATATTTTATTATCCTTTAATCGCTTAATTAAATTGTCTGTAATGAACTGAATTTGGTCTTCTGATAACTCTATACTTCTGATAATAAAAAGTTGGTCTAATATCATTTTAGATATCTTCTCATTGCCCTGCTCATCCTTTATTATCTCTTCAATAAATTGAAAATTGGGAATATTATCATATTTGTGATAATATTCCAAAATAACTTTGAAGATGTATTTTACATACTTATTCTGAAACAAATCCGTTGTTATATAGTTTCTGTTATCTCTATATAACTTTGGATTGTTTACAATCGCATTGATAATTGAATTATCAAAATCACTAATTATTTTATTCTCCCTCATAATTAAAATATAATTCTTTATTTTTTAGTAGTCAAATTGACCTGTTGGAAAATTTTTCTATTTACTTTTTTTAATTTTGAAATTATACTCCAGTATAGCAGTTCCAGTTTACAGTAATATTCAGTTGTCATCTGATAAAGGTTCAAAAAACCTTGAGGGTTTTTTTGAACCTTACAGTATATACTAGTTCTAGTACTAGTTCTGCTATACTGGGTAAATTTCATCATTCGATGTATCCCCAACGTGCGTTTGGATGGTCTGGTTCCGTTAACCCTTTGCGAATCTTTCTGATGTGTGCCGCTGACACATCATAATCTTTAGCGATAGAGTAAGATGATTCACCATCTCTCAATCGTTTTTTAATACTTCTAATAGTTTTTACTCCTAATAATTTAATTTTTCCCATAACTTTTTATATTTGATTTTAGTAGGTCCTCCCGAACCTAATTAATATATAGTGGTAAAAAACAAAAAGTCAAATATTTATTGGTAATGGCAAAGAAAAAAGAATTTGAATCGTATCTCTCAAGGAGAATGTGGACAGAAGACGGTGTGGTGTACTTCTGTCGTATCTGTGGTGACTACCTACCTGAAGACCAGTTCTACAAAAGGAATGACACCCCTTTTAAGATTGACAGTAGGTGTAAGATACATTATTCTAAAAAAGACCCTGATGATGATGGTTCAATGGATTACATCAAGTTTGATGCTCTAACAGAGGATGACTTTATAGATACACAGATTACATTAGAGAAAATGGGATATAAGATAGGAAAAGAACATCCAACGGTCCATGAACAATTTATGATAAAATATAATTTAACTGGAGATACAAATGAGAGGTAAGTATCCTGATGACATATTCGAGAAAGGTAACCATTCAAGGTATTGTAAGATATGTTCAGATTTTCATGACATATCTGAATTTTACAAATTGAAGGACGGTAACTTTACACGATACTGTAGAACACAATACCGAGCAGAGAGAAAGGATGTACAGCCCTTTGGTCTTCAAGATGTTGAAAACCAAAATGACCGTGAAGAAGCAGAACGTATTTTAACCGCTCTGGGTTACGAACTATATAATGAGGACAATCCTATCCACGAACAATTTGAAAGACGAATAGAGAGGAAGTATGGACGTTTCTGACCTTATTTCTTACCAAAGTACTCAAGGGTTGTAAATCCTAACCCTGAACCACAGAATATTAACATACCATTCCATACGTATTCCTTCATAGGAATGTCGAAAAAGACATTTGCGATAAAGGCAATGGATATCAATACGAATGATGATAAGGTGATGAATCTCTTTGATGAGATTTCATCGTTCACACCAGACAATAATTTCTTAAAAAATTCTTTCATAGTATTTGTATTTCTCATAAATATGTCGTTTCTTTGTGTAACAATGAAAGAAAAACAGAACAATATGAAACAAGTAATCGTAACCAAAGAAGACACAGATGTATATGCCTTGGCTAAAATCTTAAATGAGGAACAAATCCAAGCACTTATCAGTACCCTATGTATGATGGATAAAGTTTGTATCCCTCAATACTATGTTAATGACGACCAAGCCCGTTACTACGGATTTGAGGATTTAGAGGATATGAACAAGAGAACTGACCATTATTATCAACATATAGATAATGATATGTTTCTTTTGGCAGAGTCAAACTAATTCCCTATATTTGTATCACAATGAAAGAAAAACAGAACAATATGACAGAGACAATCACATCACTTAACTACGGACAACATATTCTATTTGGATTTATTTCAACATCAATTCATGCTCAACGAGGTGAATCACTTACTGTTGAAGAATTAGTTGATATCGCAATAATTGTTGAATATTTAACAGATTTAGAACTCTATAATTACATAGAGACAGATTGTCCTGATATTCAAATTATGATGAACCCTGCGGAAGCATTCAATATCTTTTGTGAATGGTATGAAGAAAACAAAAATTATTTTGAAGATTTTTTGGCAGAGTAAAAACTAATCCCTATATTTGTATCACATTAAACAACAGAACTATTATGACACTAATTAAAAAAATCAAACAACTAAAAAACGAACAATTCCAACTTTCAAACGGACATTTTGATATTGAACTTTATTCATGTGGATGTTGTGGTGACCCGATGTTAGTAATGGGAATGTCAGGAGAAGATGTTGCCATCTTCAACGGTGACATCTCTACATTAAAAGGTATGAAGGCAGCGACTGCTGTGATGAATGCCTACATGAATCACAAGGATATGACTGTGACAAACTTTGTAGATTTCCTTCACATGTTATTGAAACAATCCAAAAATAATTTGGTAGAATCCAAATAAGTACCTATTGGTAAATCTTAAAAAGAAAAGGAAGGACGGGACAAACATATATGTATTAAACGTGAGAGTAGAAGAATAAAGTCCCGTGTTCTTTGAAATCACACATTAAAAAAAAGGGTAAAACCGAAAGTAAAATTATGACAAATTATTTCAGTCAAACGGAAAGAACGGAAATGGTGGTTTACAGAACCAGAAACTATAGTCAGTTTAAGACCATCAGTTCCAACAGAGAACTTGTTCAATCACACCTTGAACAGTTAAAAATGAGTATTAAAAACAAAGGTCAATACACACCTATTATTGTTAAAAATAATGGAGAAGTAGTTGAAGGACAACACAGGTTACAAGTATGTAAAGACCTTCAAATTCCCGTACTATACTTGGTACGTGATTTAGACATCAGTGACATCAGTGAGATGAACAGTAAAAGTAGAAACTGGAAAAACAGTGATTATTTACGTCACTGGGCAAAACGTGGTTACACACCATATATGCGTCTATTAGAAATTCAAAAGGCTAATCAGGACTTGGGTATCGAAGTATCTAACTATGTTATTATCTTTGGTAATGATGGTCAAAAATCATTAGAAAACTTTAAGAATGGTCAATTCAAACTACAGTACGAAGATAGAGGTTTATCTGTTTTACGTATCTATAGAAAGATAAAATCATACTATGAAGGTAATCCTAACAACGTATTCTTTAGAGCACTTGCTCACCTTGCGATGTTAGAGAAAGAAGGTAAGTTTAACATAGAACGTTTTATCAAAAAACTAAAACGTAGAACCTTACCAAAACTACAAGGTGTTTTACGTGACTACTTGTATGAGATGGAAAAGATTTACAATTTGAATGAACGTGCTAACTATGTTCGTTTGGATAGTAAACTTAATGGACGAGCAAAAAAATAAACTTTTCTGTTGTGAAAATGTTATGGGGGATTTGACAATCCCCCTTTCATTTTCTATAATTTAGATATGGGAGCAAGTAAGAAAGAATATCAAAAAAGTATACCGATTTTCTATCATCAACAGAAAGATATGAAAGAAGAATTGGAGAGGATTTGTTTCAATAAAAACAAATCCAACAAAGATAAAAAATAAAAACCACTATTTTACTTAAAATGTTCTGTTGTATCAATAAAAAAGGGAGTTAGTGGTCTCCCTTTTTTTTGTTATTAAAACGGTCTAAAATTCTCATCACATTTAACATTAGACCAGTAATAAGTAGTAAGATGGTTATCTCCCCCTGAAATTGCATAAGGTATGAAAATACGCCAGCAAAACTCACTGAATTGGCAACTGTATCTTTTTCCATTTCTTTAAGAATTTGACGTGTGTCCATACCAAGTAGGGAAACCACTGTCTCCACATAAATAACCCATATCGTTATATCCCTTTTTACGAGAATAATAATAACCGGTACCAGGTAGTGTTATGTTCGATGAGAACGCTGTTTTCGTCTCTGGTGGTAGTTGACCATCATTAAGGTTTCCATTGTTGTATTCAGGGTATAATCCTGAACGGAAGATTAGATGTCTACGTAATAAGTTATCAGAAAACTCTGCTTGGTCTTTGGCGTTTTGTTTAAGGAATTGGAATGTCTTAAAGTCGATTGAGTTACCCTGTTCTGAACGGTTCTGTACCAATCCTACAGACATGAATTTAACCATAAAGTTATCCAATGCCATGTAGTAAGAATAGTTAACAAGAGCCGGTTGAATGTAAGTATCCAATAATGTCTTGTAGTTTGAATTTACACCGAGTTGAATATCACCAGTGGAAATCAAATCTAACATTTTATTGTATAGGTTTGTCCCCAACGTCTCCTGAATCTGAATCTGTTGAGATGTCAGAATACAGTATCGTAGTTCATTCGTTTGGACGTTGTCGTTGATTGCCGTATAGGTTTTCAACACGTCCTCTGATATCATCATTATGTTGTTCATAGTAATCTATTTTGTTCAATAATCAGTGATACCTCCTCATCGGTATGTATCAACTGAATTAATGGCTCCAATTCTCTGTTTAAGAATTTCTGTGTTGGAATAATTGAGGTGTTCATAAAAATGTTGAACGCCGTTTCCAACTGGTCTGCCGATGATGAAAATCCTGTTCTTGCTGGCAATCCGATTATCGATGGGTCAGGTATATTGTGACCTGCTAATATCTGATGTTGTACCAACTCGAATACTTCTTGATAGAATCCTTGTTGTAGGTTTGATTGTATTTGTGTGATTTCAGGTTTTTCCGTCTGGTCACCATAACTTACAACGACCCTACCTGCCTTATCACTACCCACATATCTGTCCTCTATGCTTCTTAAAATTTGGTTCTGCTCCAATTCAGAGTCAGGTGGTGGTACATTAAAATGTACCCACAACGATGGATTGGCTCCATTAAGAAGATTGGCAAGATTATATACAGTAATCTGATGGTTTAATTTAATATCGTTGATTGTAGCCAAATATGATGGAACACCGTAGTATTCATAACCTGGTTGATACATCTTGATATGGACGATTTGTCTATTCTCGAAATCCTTTGGGTTGAATTCGTGAAATTCAACCAAACCAGCCTTTCTCCAATTAGTCCAATCCTTACAATAAAGATATTTG